CCTGAAGGTGTTGACCATTCAAGGTGCTCCTTACCAGCTTTTATAGCTGTTGCTACCTCATCCTCAATCCACTTCATAACAGCCATAGGACCAGGAACAATAACGTCCATGGCATTACGAACTGCCTTAACTGTTTTGGTTAGATCCTCCTTGCTAATCTCGACACCCTTTTCAGCTAATGCGTCACGAATGTAGCCACGATTAGAGAAAGGTTTGGCGTTGTAAGGAACAGTCATTACGACACGCTTTACTACCTTTCTATCCATATAAGGTTGAATAGACTCAGGACAGTAAGGTGTCGCCTCTTCAGACACAACCTTGTATGCATCCTGTGGTTTATCACTAGGTAATACATTAACAAGACGTGCTGTTGACTTATCCCTTGCTAATCCTGCAAGGATCTGAAGACCACTACATGTTGCATCAGTAGCTACCATAAGACGTGTGAACTGCCTGTCGGCAAGTACGACACAATGATAGTACTCCTCAGCTGCTGCTAAGAACTGCCAAGGTTCCTCAACACCTTCCCACAATGGTAAATTACCAATGGGATCTTGCGATATGAGTGTGAACAATTCATGGTTATTCCTTGCCCATTCTAGTCGCTCAGTCATTGGTGCTTTATCAAGACCAAATGTAGTAGCTACTTGAAAGGCTAACCAGTCCTCCGCTTCAGGTGTCATGTAAGACCCATCAGCAAATACTAATAGACTTTTTCCAAAGTCTGTATCTTGAGGAGTAAGAAAGGCAGGAATGGGATAAGCTCTTCCTCTATAGTCAAAGCTCCAAGGTATGTAGAATTTATCTACGTCCTTGAACCTCTTCACTGCCTCCATTGTCATCCGAGTGCGACAAGATTTCTTATGCTCTTGATGTTGAAGATCTTGTACATGAGTGGCTGCTCTGTTGTATGCTTTCCGAGCCTCTCGGTTCTCTGCAATATCAACAGGCTTGGGTGGTAGCTCATGTTGCACAACAGGTAGAAATTTACCAACCTCCCTCCCTAACCTTTCTAACTCCTCAGCAACTTGTACTGTGAAGGGATTTAGAGTGAGGGCAACCTTCTGAATCTTGTTCAAAAAGTTGATTGGTATTTCTCCCTGTATACACCCGTGATTGCCTCTACGAACCATGTCGTGCCCACGCATTACCTCATTGAGCAGGTAGCCACCCGCCCGCTCATTAGTCCAGTCGTTAGGTTCAATTAACATCGGCCAAGCAAGAGGAGCGAATAACTCAGCATCAGCCATCACCTTATCCTTGATAACAAGAAATTCAGGTGTAGGTACGATGTAATTAATACGCTTGCGTCCTTCTTGGTGCATGTCCCGTTTAAACCACCCAGAAGAGTTATTGAATTGTGATGATGCAATAATACAATCTAGCAGCCAACTACCTAATTTAATTCTGTTTGACCTGCCCCATGTTTGCCACTGCTGAATGTCCTTACGATTCATCAGCGTTTGGATAGATGTTAGACGCTGTTTAGTGCCTGACGATTTGTGCCAGTAGTTCTTCTTTAGTATATTGAGAAGACCCGGAGCACAACGCTCATAGTAGCGCATCTGACATTCATCCTCAACAGCTGAACCGATTGCATCGCATACCGACTGCACCTGATTGCTACCTTCCTTGTAACTGAACACCTTATCAAAGGTAAGCTTTAGTGCAATAGCAGCAGCAGCTAAAGGTTCAAGATCACTGATGTATTGTGCGATCTCTTTAAATGCAGCACCATTCTTTCCTTCGTGTATACGGTTATTCGTGTCTTCAATACGCTTCACCAATCTAGGTAGAAGCATGTCGATAGATGCGACACCATACACAGTAGCTGATGCATAGCTACGTTGTTGTAGTGCGTCAGTGTTATCCCTTAGTCGCTTGAGTCCTTGACGTATTTGGTCACGTTCAAGCTGTACTTGCTCATCAATCTGTGCAGGTGTAGGCATTAATAATTAGTCGCAATCGTGAGTGTGAAAGTCATCAATAAGCACCTCATCAAGACACACAGTGTCAAGCTCGGGATACTCTTCGATCAGTTCGTGATACTCAGCAACAGTGATGATAGACATAGTTCAGGATTCGATGGTAGGTGGGAAGATGTGGTGGATGGATTCGTGATCACACACTGTGAACTCTACATCACCACGATCAATGAGTTGGTTGACCTTGTTCTGCGCCGCTGAGCGCCTCTGATAGGTGTGCTCTGTGACCTTGTGGGTCTGTAGGTCTGTAACCCTGATGATGCACTCTACAGACGACGGTAGCTCCCAGCCACCGACCTTCCATGACATAACCTCCTCGAATGTATGAGGCACAAAGAATTCATCAGGTGAGTCCTTGTATTCTTGCCAGTTGTTGGGATAGTACTCCTTTTTAGACATCAATTAACCTCAATGATCCAGTATTTAATGTTGTGATTGCAGTAGTGGCTGCGTAGTTCATTATCGCCCCCAGAATTCATTATCTGCGTACATTTGATACCAACCGTAGTTCAGTTCTTCAAAAAAGGCAAGACGGTCAATGTTGTCGTTATACTCATTACACCTGAAGTAAAATACATTACGCCAGTGCCAGTAAGCATCACTAAACCATTCAGTCATCTCGATCGATAGATCCTTCATTAGAGAAATTGACATTCAGTAGTTGGTCGTTACGTTCACGGGACAATTCAAGGGCACGCCATGCAGCCTGCTCTGAATCGGGTGCTAGGAGATACCAAACACCTGAACGAAGTGTGATTTCAAATTCACGCAGTCCCTTGTTAGTTGTGTACATGTGTCATTGAGCCCATGAATAAAGACACCAGTCATGTAGCCACAAGTATAGACAAAGGCTATAGATGCAGCCACTATGAGTGTGAAATACTGGAGATATTGTCCAACGACAACATCACTTGGTACTTGCAATTTCATGATGAGAGATGCGATCAAGACGATGGATGATGTTGAGTAACTGCGTCCTTGTGAGTAAACCACGTTGACGGTCACGAATAGCAGTAGCCTCTAACTCTTTGAGTTCTTGGGTAGTGTACATCAGGCATTGCCCTCATCATCGTGTGCATCAATGTAAGACAGCAGGCAATAGTATGATTGCATGTCTACATGATAAGCTGCACTCAGCTCATCATATGAGAAGTCAGTGATGATAGATTCAATGGTCATCAGTTGTTACCCTCAACGATTTGGTTAGCGATGGACTCAACATAAGCCCACACTAGCTTGTTGATGTACTCACGAACACTAGTGCTGTCCATGAAACCAAGCTCAGACATCCACTCATCACCGAGCATGTTGAAGAAGTAATCCTCGATGTCATCCTCGAAAGACATGAAGAAGTCAAACGTCTGTTGATAGTAGATGTGGTCATGAGCACAGCCAGAAGAACAACCATACTCTGCGATGTCGCGCAGTGTGTCCATGTCATAGGAAGACATGATGGACATAACAGCAGGCAGCTGCATGAGAGGTGATGGAGCAAACACAGTTGTAATCATGATTGAATGAATGGGTGAATGAATGTAACTCAAGAGAGTGAGCTACAGAAAAGCATGATGATTAGTCATGCCTGAGTGTAGCCTACAATCAGTTGGCAGGATAAGCGATGCACTCAGCCTTGCTACCATGTAGCAGGTGACGGTTGACCCATGAACCAAGACTCATCTTATCATCCAGCATAAGCTTGATAATGGCAAGACGTGAGACCTTGATGTAATCATAGATCTTTCCGTTCTTGAATGTAACGCTAGCCTCACCAGTAAGTGGGTTAACGAACATGCGACGAACGCATGATGATTCGCGCCGTTTGATAACACGCATTGTGATTCTGTTGTGAGCCTGACTCAGTGCCAGGCAATAAATGATGAGGGGATTCGATCCCCCGGCTTCACGCCTTAGACATCATCTTCGATCACTTCAGCCTCAACGTCATGCGCTGCGTCAAGCACGGCCTCAAGAAGTGGGATCTCAAAGAGAGCTTCCCATTCCTCAATGGTCGTACCGTCACGCAGTGCCTCGAGTGCCTCAGCGAGGTTCTCAGCAAAGGCGATGAGCCGCTCAGTGTTGACAGTCATGGTGCGTCCTTGTGAATGAAGCAGTGATGAACACTGCAGAAAGCCTACTACGTCCTTGTGTGTAGGCAATGTGCAATGATCATACGATGCCTGTTGCTCGGCGTCATACATACTCTGCCACACCTCACGGTCAAGTACCCATGCCGTTGGTCGCTACCCAGCTGTGCTCAGCAAGCGGTGTGCTTATTCGGTTGTCGATGTTCGTGAACTCACTGTACCTGGTGAGTGGCAGGTTGTCAAGGGCTGTGTGCCACTTGTTAGTGTGTCACTGTTCAGCTCCGCGTTGGCGGTTTACTAGGCGACTCACTGGTGAACAGGCTGCCCGGTGGCGTTCCGGTCTGTCCTCCAGCGATGTGATCACCATAGCCCATCGGTAGCCAGATGTCAAGTGGACAGTTGAAAAAAGTGGCACAGTGCTGCTTAAAAGCCTTGGTATGACTAGGTTTCTCAACGTTCTCAATAAGGCTGGACAGATTACTTGACACTGGCACCCCGCTTGTCAGCATATGCACACACAGTATCATCGCGTGGTTCATCTTTTGTTCACTGGCACGTACCGGTACACCCGCCTGGGGGGAAACTGCCGCCGTCCCATTACATAATAGGCTTAAGAAATTTCTGTCAAAAATTTAACCTACCTCTACAAGCCTCTACAAGCCCTCTCAACGCTCATCATACATGTCGATATACCAAGGAGCAGTTATACGCACGCTAGAGAGGCTCTCAGACGTGTCTCCCGGGCTTTCAACAATAACTGGACCATCATCATACGACACAATCTCTTGATTATACCGTTTAACTGCCTCATCCACCTCTATCTGTACCCGATTATCTATCATCCACTCCTCCAATTGCCAAAGAAAACCAAGGAGAAGGTTATCAAACACGACAACATACCTTCTCCAAGCGTTAAACAACACTTTAAACTCAACAAGTCTTAACTTTCTGTCCACATCGCTTTACAAACATTAGGCAAATGTTTATACAACAACTCCCGAACCTCTGTCGCAATCATTGCATGTTCTTTCTGCGTACCATTACCACACCTCAAATCACAATAATGTAACCAAGATCTAACAGTACCATTCATATACATCCTAGTTGGAGCAGCCATTGGAAGTACTTCTCTTGCACATTCTTTAGCTACACCAGCTCTAATCAAGTCTTTATACAACCCATAACACTCCGAATACAAACTACCAATACGGAATTGATAATTCTTCTTTAACACCTCATCAAAGTCATCAACACTGTTCTGTCTATTCTTTAAGTCTTGAGTTCTAAGTTCAGGGATTGATGCATACTCAGTTACTTCTGCATACCGTTGACTAAATTCTTGAAAGCTAAAGGAACGGTGTCTAAGAATCTGTGCAGCAATACTACGAGTTGTATTAATTTCTACACACATATTAACCATTTCAAAAGGTGACCAATGATTATGATTAATAAGATACTTAATTAGTTTAGCACTGGTCTCAGTGTTTGATTGATTGGAAGGATTAGATACCCTTGCCATATAACTAATTAGTTCTTCAGCATTGGGAGTAATGTGTACGAGTTTGGTGGAATGCATACAGTAGTATAAGTAGTGACAGGATTCAAAAGGATGGAGAGAATCAGTACTCACTGGATTCATAACTAGTTAAATAAAGAATTACTAACTAGTTAATTAAAAGTAGAGTAGATGAATGTTCAAAGAGGGAGAGTTGTGTCTTTGGAACCTCCTCGCTGAACATTAGTAAAAAAAGAGGAAGATGTGTCTTGATAAAGACATGTCTTCCTCCTTTCCAGGATTCGGGTCCACCCTTCCCTCTTCCTGTATACACCCGTGATCGCCCTTAAACCCAGGTGGGCACTGACTTTTTACCAGCTAGTTGTCTAGCTTGTCTACGTTGGTCTAAATTCATGCCAAACACCATGTGATTAGCAGCTGCTTGAGGGTCATCTAGCCATTCATCTTGCATATCTTGCCACTCTTCCTGGCGTCTCAGTTTAACTGTTTCATAGGCAGAAATAGCTAGTGCATCTGTGTAGTATTTAACACCTTGTGCTAGACAATCTAATCTGTCGTCATGTTTTACGGCACCTTTCTCCCGACACATGCGTGACATCTGATAGAACAGCATATATAGGAGTCTGTTTTCTGGTGCTTCGTCCTTATTCGAGTTGAAGTCCCATTCCACCACTGAGCGATTAACAATAAGCTTATGTTGATTAAGAACAGGCTCAAGGGTATCAATAATACGGTCTTCTTTTCTGACATTAGCACGAACCTCTTCAATATCAATAGCTTGTTTAGTTTGTTGAAGATGTTTACGGAATAATTCAGCTACAATACCATCACCAAAGTTTGTTTCAATAAGTAATTTTGTTACACCAAACTTTTTACAACCTCTAAGGATGTCTAGCAAAGTGTTGTCGCTATAGCCATCTTTGTAGGCACGCATTTCATGGAGATAGATAAAACCATTACGTTGACTAAGGAAAGCTGCAGCTGTTTCATCAGTACCACGACCACTTGGGTCAACACTGCAAATAGTCTCAGTATATGGTAGCCACTCACCTTGGAGTTGCATTGGTTTGTAGAAGTAATCACCAGGAAGACCAACAGTTGGTAGGTCTTTAATTACATTGCTGGGATCGCTACACCACACCACTGAGTCGGGACATTCAGTTGGGTTAACTGCTGTAATGATAAGGTCAGACATCTTAAGTGGAAACTTCTCAGCATCACTCAAGGTTGTGTCTAGCATGAATTGTAGCATGAAGTTGCTACGACCCATTGATGCTTCCCGTTCAATCAGGTCTTCGTTATCAAAACGATCAGGGTCTGAAGGTTCCCATTCCTGAGCACCCATCTCCAAATCTTCAAGAATTTCTGGTGCTAATAGATTTTCATAACCAGTAAGTTTATCTTTTCGTGGATAGCGTGCTGGCCAGACAAATGGACGGTAGTTACGTTCAGCAAGCTTACGATAGATAGTAAATGTTGTCTGTGGAGTACCAAGGTACATGATACGTGAGTCTTTCTTTGGTGTAAGAATAGATTCGGCTTCTGTGCAAAGTTGCAAAAGCTTTTCCCGCATCATTTCAGTAAGGCTATTGTTGGGAACCTCGACATCATCAAGGATCATTAGGTCTGCGCGGCTGCCAGTCAGCTGGCCGCTAATACCGACAGACTTGACCGAAGGTGCTTGGTGAGGAGCACATTCAATGTCAAAACTAATGCGTGACCAACGAGCTGTGTCTGACTTAGGTTGCATATGACGAAGCCAAGGTGTTTCAACAATTAGCTTTTGACAAAAGATACTAAAGTTATCAGCACGTTCTTTACTAGCACTAATTACCATAATTTTTTTGTCCTTGTCATTAAATAATGTCCAAAGTACAAAGGCAGCAGTAATCCAAGATTTACCTACACCACGAAATGCTTGAACCATCAAACGTTTTGGCCCGTATTGAAGATAATCAGCAATAGCGTATTGAGCACGTGTTGGAGATGGAAGATCTAGCTGTTGCCACAGTGCTTGAAGGAACAGTTTAAAATCGTTTTGAAGGGCTTCAAGAATACTCCCTTCAGAATCGCCTGTACGGCGTTTTGTAGTCATTTTGGTGTCTCCATACCTAAATTACATTTAACAGGGCTTGTGGGACCTCTGAGGATAGCCACATGAAGCCATCGTGTTGACACCATCCAAGATAATACACGTTTGGATGTCTTTTGCTATCAGCAGAGTAGCTAACAGTACCATCTTTTCGTACGTATCTAGAAACTTTTTTCGTATCAATAGGATATGCCGTAACTCCATCCCAAACAATAAAATCGGCGGGACCATCTGGTGCAATATTTGGAAACACCTCAAATCCCGCCTCTAGAAATACAAGGGCGGTTTTATATTCAACGACACATCCTCTCTTTGAGCATGAGAGGTGGTTCATTATTTATAATCAATAACCACGTCCACGACGCTTCTTCATCCGCTCTTCCATAGCTTGACGAAGTTTAGATTTAGTGTTTGGTTTTGCAGCTTGTGCAGGTTTTGCTTTTTGTGCAGGCTTAGAAAGTTTTTTAGTTGCACTTGAGTAAGCAGTTGAAGTTCTGTTTGCAGGCTGTTTATCAGCATAATTAGCTTTTACAGAAGTTTTAGGAGTATAGCCTGGATTAACTGATGCTCCAGTTTTACCAGAACTCATTGCCTTAGAACCGTACTGTTTGCCAGCTTTACGGGTTCCTTTTGCTTTATCTTCAACACCTTGACGTTTTTTAGAACGTCTTTTCATTCTTTCCAAACTTTTCAAGGTATCAGCAATAGATTTGCGTTTCTTGTCAGATTTAGGCGCAGATGTAGGTTTAGAAGCTGCGGGTTTAGCTGCTGGTTTAGGTGTGGGTTTAGGTGTGGGTTTAGCGGCAGATTTAGAGGTTGTAGTTTTAGCTGCTGGTTTAGACTCTTTACTTTCAGTACGAATTTCTTTTACAATTTTAGCCATTTCTTCTGGTGAAATAGCACCAACCATTTCCGCTGGAAGAACTCTATTTTTAACAGAAAGGCGACGCCCACGTCGATTAACACGAGGTGTATCTTTAGCTTGCTTTTCTTTTTGGGCTTTTAGACGTGCTTGCACTCGTTTTTGTGCTTCTGATTGTCGTGACATAATAATTAATTAATATGTTGAAGAATTAATGATTCGCGGGATGTTATCCCAAATGTAGCTCTCATCCACGTGAGCCAATTAGCACTTCCTTTGTCCTGATTACATTTCCAACAACTGGGAACAAGATTTGATGTAAGGTTTTGCCCTCCATAACAACGAGGGCGAACATGATCCAGAGTAAGTTCGTGTAATTCATAAGTTTCTCCGCAATAAACACATTGACAATTGAAATGTTCCTTAATGGCTCTTCGCCAAAGTCTTTTAGCTTCAGGACTTGTCATGGTTATTAGGTTTTGTAGGTAGTGATCAGGACTTGGAAGCAGTGGAGTCATTAGGCGTATTTACCTCCCATTCGAGGACGCCTGCGATTTTTAGATTTTGATTCAAGTTTACCTTTATTAGTTCCGGTGTGGCTAGCATCTTTACCATCACCATTACCATAAGTGCCTAGTTTTCTATTTAGTTTGTTTGCAGCAACGCGAATCTTCAATCCTTCACGGGATTTATTGTATTTAGCTTGTTGTTTAAGTCTACGACGGTTAGCTGCAGGGTTTTTGTCGTAGTAACGTTGGGTTTTACCTTTTTCCATAAAGCCTTGTTTGGACAAGTTCAGGGTCGATTTTAGGGATAACACTAGCTAGTTTATCCAACGGGTTACCTTCAAGACGTACACCTGTAATGTCATTAGTTTTTAACCACTCTATTGCAGCCTTAATATCAGCAGTAGTGGCTTCACCAGAACGAACACGATTAGCAAGTTCTTTGGTGATCATATCGTGCAATTCTGAAAATTGTTCTTCAGTTGCTTTCTGATGTTTTGCCATAACTTAAGTACACTATAAGATTAGAAAGGGTAGCAATATTATCTTCAACTAAACCTAAAGCGGCATTACATTTACCGCATAAAAGACCTCTAACCTTGCCAGTTTTGTGACAATGATCAATATGAAATCGTGATCCACTGTTACCCTTTTTGCAACCTAAACATAGCCCACCTTGCTTTTCGTACATAGCATCATAATCGTCTATGGTAATACCATAATTACGCTTAATGTTACGTTCATAAGCTCTTTGCTTTTGCTCAGCAGTAGGTGGGTATTTTATCTTTTTACACTGCTTGCAAGTAGCAGCATGACCATCTCTATGTCCACTATGTTTAGGGAATTCATTTAACTGTTTTTTCTTTAAACAGTATTTACACTTTTTCATTAAATACCAGCCTATCTAATTTTTCTTCAATTCGCACCATGTGTGCTTCCATCTTATGAAAAGCGTTCTCAAAGTCCGACTTAAAGACATAATGCCTAGCCATTGTGAGTTCAGCAGTGTCAACACGACGATCTACTTCAGCAACACGACTATGTACTTCATCAATACGCCTATGTATTCGATTAGTAAGGGCTGCTAACCCTGTTATTACAGCAAGACTTGCTGCTACTCCTGCTTCAACCATACTGATCCATAAGTTTAATTAGCTTGTGTGAGTAATCAGGATCAGTGGCGTATCCTTCAGACTTTAAAAGGTATGCACATTCATTACGAGTTTTGGCACGATTAACACCTGTGTAGGTTTTAAAATCTTTATACCAATGGTCAACAAGTTCTTTGATACAATCGTAAGGTGTTGGGTAATCTTTAAAGGAAGCTTGGATAGTCACAGGACCATAACCATAGTCTTCCCAAGTTGTTTTAATCGTACCGTGTCCTTTAATACCAAAGTAGTTATTTTTACCAGAAGTAACTGTACCAAATGCCGATTCAAGTGCCCATTGTGCAGCTACTACTTCGGGAAATTTAGCACCAGCGGTAGCTGCTGCAGCTCTGATGCCTTCCCAAGAGTTATTATGTGTATCGGGTTGGACGGGTCCATTGCGCCATGTAGAGACCCACGTGGCATCATCAGAAAGACCGGCAGGACCTAGAAGTTTCTCTAGTTCCTGCACGGCTTTGAATTGATGAGGCAACCCTTTGTAATGTTTGATAACGTCAAAAAGGTTAATAGTCATTGCAAGGTGTGTTAGGGAACAGGAATTGCTGTTTTATATGGGTGATCAGCGGGGAGGTTAGCGGTCAAGCCCCATTTGTGGGCTAGGTATCCTTCGACTTTTTGGCGTTCAATGGTAGACAAATTTAAGTTAGAAAAAATAATTTCGCAGATATACCCTTGAAAATTACCTTCACTAGAGCCAGGATTATTGCGTTTTGCAATATAAAGGTCATCTGTACTTGCTACCGGAGTATTTGTTGGATCAATAGAGCTACCAACAATAGTTCCATTTTGCACAGTTCCAGGTGTTGCTAATGTTCCATCCAGCCAGTTTGTTATCAATGAGCCATTCCATGTAGATGATAGTATTGCAACGTCACCGGGCGTATAGGCTGGCGAAAAACTACCTCCATAAGCACCGGCAAATGATACCCTACTAGTAGGACTACTAAATACTGAATCAGCGAGATTACCTAAACCATCATCTTTTTGAAAAAGTCTAAATCCTGTTCCGCTGATGTCCTGTTTAAACACACAAAAAACAGCGCTAGGGTCCAGCTGCATGTTCAGTAAATTGTTGTGCGCAACAACAATAAAATCATCTACACCGTCAAAAAGTATTGCGTTGTTGTTTCCGACAGCATTTGTAACATAGGTTGGGCGTTGAGCACTAGTTCCTTGATTTGCGTTAAAGTTATTTCCACTTTTATCATTCCACTGACTAACAGCACCACCACTCTCGGTAATTGTGCTTGCATCAGCTGCATCCAACCACAGCGCTGTATCAATGTCAGCGGGTGTCCAGTTGTTCTTTTGACTGCCTGTAATAATCCAGCTCATCGCATCATCCTCCCGTGGTTAGTAGTGGCAGTGGTTAGTGGGTCTGGGTTTGTGTAGGTCATGGCGTCGGCCCCACGAGTTTGTATGGATGGTCGCTGGGGAGGTCGGCGGTGAGGCCCCATTTGTGGGCTAGGTAGCCTTCGATGCGTTGGCGGGTGTCAGTGGAGTGAGTAGACAAGGAAATAATAATTTCGGCCACATCTCCTGCCCAAAATTGCTGGGTTGGATTAATGTCGGTAAGCCTATTGTGAGAGCCTCCAATTACTAGGCGCCTAAAGGCAAGGCTAGCTTTTGTTGCCGAATTGGTCGCAACCGAAGTCCCGTTTCTGAATGCAGTACCCGAGGTCGGCGCTTGGACTGATTCAAGTAATTGAGCTGCATTTATTGGAAAGGATGCAGTTTCCGTTTGTTCAATAATTGAACTAGATGATGTGCCGCCCGCTCGGTTGAGCATGGATGTTGTGTCTACGGGAAGAAATGCAACCATCGCGTTGCTATTGACAATCCTCTCGGTAAATAAGGATTGCGTTGCCGAAGATGTACGCGCTGCTACAGCATACCAAGAGAACGAAAGCTGATTTGAGAATACGCTTGCTGAAAGACCAACCCAGTCATCAGAGCCATCAAAAGTTAGAACATTTCTGCCATTTAAACCCGCTGTGCTATATACAGGGCGGCTGCTCGCAGTACTTTGCGTCGCATTCCTACCATTCCCACTTTTATCATCCCACTGACTCACCGCTCCACCGCTCTCAGTAATAGTGCTTACATCAGCAGCATCCAGCCACAGCGCCGTAGAAATCTCAGCCGGTGACCACAACCCATATTGCTGTGGAAAGCTCCACATGTAATCTTGGACGGTGAACTCCTGCGCCAACGTCATCTTTCCCGGTATAGTAGTTGGGCTCATGGTATGGCTGCTCCGATAGCTGTGATTAGGTTAGACACGCGGGTGTCAAGGGCGGCGAGATCGAGGGATTCTCCGATGCTGTAGAAGGCAAGGCGGGCTGTTGTAAAGGCTTCATTGCCTGGCTCGTTACGGGCAAAAACAAAATGATTTGCGTCAATACTGGCATCTGCTGCTCTAGTAAAAGAACTAAATGAATTGTTGACGCGCAATAAAAACGCACTTGAATTGTTCCTAGATGTTCCAGCAAAACCTGTAGACGTAGCAGCACTGGAAATAACATCAGCGCTAATGCTTCTATTTCTTGCTCCAAACTCGTTAAGTGTCAAATTCGTAAGGATGTGAGTTGCCCCGACTACACCACCGCCGACCCCAATATATGCACCAACTCCAGACGCATGAGCTGTGCTAATGAAGATAGATTGATGTATGTCGCTATTTGGATCACTATTGCTATTTCTATTGCTATCCAGGTACTTCGTACTTCCATCACCAACTAACCCAGTCTTCCTGCCGTAATCAATATCACCAACAAGATCAAAGTTATTTGGAGTTGGTGCAGTACCAACCAAAGGGACTAGCGCACCATTTGTGGTCCTCGCACCAGCAAGGATGCAACTTGCTTTAATTGCATCCCAAATCTCATCCTGCTTACAACCAAGAACAAAGTCGTTGATTGCAACACGGACGCCAGTTTCTAGTGCTTGACCATCAGCAGTTTCTACTGCATCAATATAAGTTGAAGCATCAGAGTCAAAACTGTAACCTGGCTTCCAAACAAGAGTCATCACTCACCTCCATCGGGCTCAGTAGTGTCGTTGGTTAGTAGATCTAGCTCAGTATCAGTTTCCGGAGTAGGTTCAACGTAACCAAACGGTTTGCCGTCTTGACGGAATTGTGGATCAACAGGACCAACGTAATAAGGTCCAACTTGATAAAGTTCTGCACGTTGACGTACAGTCTCTACAACACTTGCACTGAAATACTCTTCAGGAGTGGTAGTAGGTGTGCTACCTTGCACAAGACTAAATTCTGCCTCAAGTGCAGGCAGCAGTTCGTCGGGAATGTCGATAGTAAATTGAGCCATGAAAAAAGAACCTCCTTTAGGATTTGATGACGGCAAAGCCAATCACGATGGCTTCACTTAAGGAGCCAGTCGAGATGTTGGTTACGTTGATGCTGGCAGAACCAGCAGCAGCTTGTGCGTTAAGCACGTATGCGCCTGCCGTACCACCGGAGACGTGATTAAGGACCAGCAGGTCAGTAGCTGTAATGCTGGTGTTAGTAAGCGTGAAGCTAACCGTAGTATCTGCGTTCAAAGCTGCACCATTCATAGTGATGGCACCACATGGAGCGTTGAGTGTTACGCCAGTGCTTTTGTTAGTTTCTTGTGTAACGGTGCCACGACCAGTGCCGTAGCCAAAGGTGCCAGCAGTGGAGTCATAGCTGAGGTTGCCACCAGCCAAAGCTCCAGCATCGTTATAGGTAACTTGCCCACTAGACCCAGCAACAAGTGCAACAGTGCCAGTGGCATCGGGGAAGCTGATTGTGCGGTCTTGGGTTGGTGTTACTGCTTGAACTGTGGTGCTAAATGCTCCACCATCATCAAGATTAATATCACCGTTAACAGTCAACGTACCCTCACTCATGCTCATCTCTGAGCTACTAGCAATTATGTTGTCAAAGTTACCAGTGAATGGATTAAATACTAGAGCCATTAAACAGTCCTCGTAACGGTTTCTAAGCGATTGCTGGCATCATATCCCAAGGTAAGTTGAGCAACAGTAGCACCAGATGCACCACCTTGTTTATAGGAAACAGTCTCAATCTCACCAGTACCGTTACCAGAAGCTACATAAGTAATAGTCAAATAGTCATATTCAGGGAGATGAAAACCCTCAGCTACTTGTTCAACCGAATAAGTTCCGGCATCAAGTGTCGTAACAGTAGACGCACCAGCAGCAGCTGTATAATCAATAGTAGTTACAGGCATTAGTCTTTAAAGATTTGTTTGATTTTGTTGATTTGGTCGTCTTCACGACGCAAAGGTTTGAGAGCATTGATACCACTCAAGATGAGTTGTACAACACTGTTATCCCGAAGCTTGGAAGCTCCGATTAGTTCTGAGCCAAGAAAGAGACCCAGAAAGACAAGGGTCTCATAGCTCAGCTTGATGCCGAGAATGGTAAGCATGATTGGTTATGGGTTAGTTTACTAAATACGAATAACACTGAACCTGCAGTTACTATTAACAGGACCTAAAGTTGGTGTTGTTGAATCATGGAATGCAAAAATTTGCAACTCAGCACCTACATTTAACTGAAACTTACCAGCAATAGATACACTGGTAAGGCTACCTGCTCCGTTATTGCTAACAACAGAACGGCAAGTAGTTTGTTCAGAACCATTAATGTATAAGGAGATTCTACGAACTCCTGAAGCATCAGCACCAAAAGCAAATTGTGCATTTATGTCATACAATCCACTAAAACCTGCAGGAATGATAATTTTAGTAGCATCAACAAGCGCGTCGTAAAATCCTGGCTCAGAGTTTTTAGCGACTGTGCCCCAATCAATAGCCGTAGCAGCTCCTGTTGGAATTGCTTGAACTAAGTTTTTATTTAAGATACAACCATATCCACCAAAGTTCCAGGCAGCATCGTCCGAAGTAGGTGAATCAAGAACAATAACGTTGTCAGAGAGTACACTGGTTCCCGTAACAGTCAGCTTGGATAGCTTGACAGGATACAGGGTGCAGTCTTGAACGCCATCTCCAAGCGTAAGTATAGTGGTTTTGTTAGTTCTGCCACACTCGATTTTACACCAACGAGCATGTTCCATGTACACATTGGACAATGACGTTAGTGACGCATCTACGTTACGAGGGTTTAGTTGGTTGACATGAGTTGCTGTACGCGCATCAACTCCAGTTGTTCCTTTAATGTACAGGCAGTAGGAATTGGTGTCACCAGTCCTATTGTTTATTGCTTCGTAGGTTGGTCCCAAGATGGTCAGACCAGCGTTCCAAGTGGCATTAGAGCTTAAACCGTACTGCGGGTCTGCCGGGTCGTAAGAAGTCTCAACCCAAATACCATATTTAGTTCCATGTGCATGTACGTTGGTTAGTACACCTCCAAAGCAGTTTACAAAATGAAACCCAGAGTTTCTCGTAGGCTCAAGTGTGTTACCGTTAGCTCGGCAGT